GCGGTCAGAGCCGCCGTCAGTACAGTTGTTGCTATCGCGCCGACACGAACCACTGGCATTAGAAGTTCTCCCTCACAGTGAAGCGCATTACGTCAAACACAGTCTGAAGTTCGCCATTGAAGTTAATGACAATCTCGCCCTCGTAGGTTCCAGCAGCAACATCAAGTACGCCGCCCACAAAACTAAACTGCACTTGCCCGGTAGTACCGCCGCTCAACTTACTGCAACTTATTGTGCTAAGCACAGTAGTCGTACCAGCCTGACGGAACTTTACAGAAACAGTCGTTGTACCAAGAGATAGGTCAATCGGGTTGCCAGTGACATCATCGGTCAGCGTCACAACGATGACTGGCCTTTCGTCGCCTTTTACTAAACGGATGACATCAAGAGCCATAGTCGCCTCACGCTAAAGGGCGCATTTGAACCGTCATCGACGCTCTAGCGTTACCGATGTTGGCCCGTGCTCTGCGCTCGGTTATTTTGGAAAGATACTGTTTGGCGTGATAAGTCGCCAATTCTCGGTCGCTCCAATTTTTGTTGGGCATAACGAGTAAATGTTGCAGTGCACCGTGCATGATGACGTTCTCAAGGTCATCAAACACAGATTTATCCATACCAGATGCAGTACGTAGTGGTTTCAAGACAGCAATCATCTTGAGGTCATACGCCACAGCAGAGTCAGGCATGGGGGCTACCACGAAGTTGTCTGGGTCTAACTGGCAAATATACCGTGGGTTTGACCGTTGGTCTGGGTCAAAGTCAGGCCAGTTCGGGTACTTGACATATAGTTGTTCTAGCGTCAGCGGCTCAAGCGGAGAGCCGTTTACCGACGCTGTGAGGAAAGCATGTACTTCAGTCTGAAGCGGGTTTGAGTACGGATACTCATACACACCCGGCGTTAGGCGGGTAACAGGCTGCTCATAACGCCACGCCAACGTACGCTCACATGACTCAATCGCCGCATCCCGAACATGTTGTTCGATGATAGGCTGAGGACAGCCCGGCACGCTAGGAGCCAGACGGTTGACGAGGGACATAAATGTGCGCGTACTCATGATGCAATCACTTGGTCTTTAGGTAACCCGGCTTCTTCGGTATCCGTGATTGCCCTAGCCTGTGCGCTGACGCCCAGAGCCTGTGTAAATGACTGTTGGAATAGTTGAGCACGGTTAGAGTTCACATGCTCATTGTCCACAGATTCAGCCAAAAATACAGTCCCATCAACAACCACTGGGAAGAACGCATCAGGTAGCAACGCTACGGTCTGCGCCCCTGTGTAATTAGGAGGAGTCTGAGAATATTCACCAATCAGTACCTGTGCCGCAGGGGCTTTAGGGTAGATGAAGAACTTGTTGGGGTTACGAACGTGTCGCATCCAGTTTACAGCGGGGCCAGCAGCGTCGTTCATCCAACCGGGGTAGGTTTGGTCAAGGGTTGTGCGGTCAACTTCAGTTACACCAGCACCGTCCTTGACTTGGAAAATCTCAATGATGCGAACAGAATCCGCAGGCGGAGATTGGAGCACCTGCCCCGCCGTACAGGTAATTTCACCGATATAGGCAAAAAGGTCAGGACGCAACACAGCCATGCGCTTAAGCGTTTGGTTGGCAAAGCCCAACAACACCGCATCGCTGTAACGCTGCGGCGCGTTGATGTCTTGTAGGAGGCGTCTGGCCTCAGTGACTACATCGTTGAGAATCATTCTGGTAGACCTCTGGAAGCATCAGCGTTAACGTCTTCATTTACGTAGGCTGGTTCTGCGGGAATTTCCTCAACAGGAGTCTCCAACTTCAAACCAGACTTACGACCTTTTTGCTTCTTAGGAATAAACTTTTCAGGGAAGGCTTCTTCTTCGGTGATTTCCTCGCATGCAGGATTCTCCGCAAGAATCTCATTCCATTCATAAATAAAACCTTTACGGTCTCTTAGGTATCGCATCCTGCTCTCCTATCTATATTTAGCCGTCTTGCTCGCTATTTTAGCGGGCTGTTTTACAAACTGTTGACCTTTTGCTTTACCTTCACGTTTTGCTTTAGTAGTCGCCGCATATTCTGCGGGGGTCAACGCCTTTATTGCCTTCTCTGGCAAATACCGCTCACCAGTCTTACTCGATGGCTTACCACTCTTAGTACGCCATTTCTGGTCAGTCCACTCTCTGAGGGATTTTTGAGGTGCTTTCAATCTCGATACCCCCCACCAGCGGCCTTATACTTCTTTGCCAACAACTGTGCCTTACGAGCAGACCACTGTCCAGCAGCAGTCCCCTGCGTATTGGAAGCCTTAATCTGGTTGAACAGTCGCTTACGCAACTCAGGCTTGGTGTAGTTCCCAGCCTCGTTCACCTTGGATTTAGTCTTGGCTACCATTTGACTTTATCCGCCCANNTACGCCGCAGACATCTTGCCCTTGGCGATATTCTTTGCATGACGCGCTTTGAAACTTTTTTGCCGCGCCTTTTCACTTGCTGTGCTGGGATTCGCCCCTGCACCACTTACGCCTTGCTGTCCAAAGCGAATAATCTTTTCCTTGCCATCAGCACAGGCTTTTACTACATGCGACTTAGTAGGATGCCCCGGTGTTCTTTTCGGGGAGTTGCATGGCATCTCAGATTTTTTAATCACTTTAGCCATTAGAGTGCCTCGTACCAAATAGTCGCAACACAATCAATCGGCAAGTCAACATACATGCCGTTAAAAAAGACTACGCCGGGGTCGGGCATGTCAATTTGTGTTACTCCCTTTCCATAGGCATTGATAGAGTAGTAGGGTTCGCCACCCACGGGAGCAGCCGCCAAATCATAGAATTTGACGACAGCATCAGAACCGCCGCTGTGCATAACCATAACTTTCCGGACAATGTGATGCCCAGAAAAGGCCATACCGTCCGCAGATAACTGCGCTACTTTTACGCCATATGGGTCAAGAGTTGACATACTAGCCTCCTAGAAAAAGGGGGCCGAAGCCCCCTTCGTCTTACGCGCAGTCAGCAACCAAAGCCCAAATACGAACCTTAGCAGCGTCCACGCTTGCACTGTTCAAAAGAACGTCAATCGTGTCGGCGGCAGAGTAGTATTTGCCATTGCTGTAACCAGCAACAGTGTTTGGAGTACCAGTAGCCAAAGTCAGAGCCATCGCACCAGAAGCAACGGTGTTCAGGTCGATGTCGTTCAGGTAGCCGTCAGTGTCGCTGCCGTCGCCCAAGTCGAACGTAGCAGCCGCACCTTCAGCAGTGGTCACATCGTAACCAACACGCAGAACGAGGGATTTAGCCGGAACAGGAATTACTTCCAGAACATCGCCAGAAGCCAAAGCAGCAGCACCAGCGGCACTACGAGCAGCGGCAATCGCAGCGAAGTCAAGGACGACTTCCATACGGGTAATTTTAGTAAGCCCATCAGCCCGGAAGGCGGCTGAGCCTTTGTTAAAGCCGAGAGAATCGGTATAAGTAGCCATTTTCAAAATCTCCTAAAAGTTGCGATAGAGGGGCCGAAGCCCCTCAACCAATTACAGAGTGATAATCCCTTGAGCCAATGCCTCAGGCTTAACCACCTTGTAGCCATAAACTTGCAGGCCACGGATGATGTTGCCGAAGGTAGACTCAGAGCGGATAGTTTCCATCTCAGTCATCTGCGAGGCAAAAGTGAAGCCCATCTTGTGACCAGCAATAATGCTGAACTTGCCGCTAGACACGTTCAGGTTATGGCTCATGTACACAGTGAAGCGGTCAATCATGCCCAAACGACCGTTACGGAGAATAGACACGCTGTCACCAGTCAACGACGCATCTTTCAGGTCAGACTTCTTAATCATGCCAGCCATCTTGGCAGGAATCACAACAAAGCGGTCGCTTTCAGGGCAGTTTGCTTCGTCGAGAACCGTACCTACGTCAACAAGGTACTCCAAAACATTGGTCTTGGTGATAGCGATAGGCGAACCAGTCGTACCCAAGTCGATGTTGTTAGAGATACGACCAGCGGTCGAACCTTTGTTGTCAGCAGAAATGTCCGGCAGGATGTCGGTCAACACACGCTGGTCAATCTTAATCTTCATACGCTCGGAAGCGTCTTTAGACCAAGTGTCCATCATGTTGATGTCGGCCTGAACCTTATCCACATCGTCTTCGATACAGGCAAAGTACTCGCCCTTGTCGATGACCAACTGGATTTTTGGCTTGTCAGGATTCTCAACGCTGAGCGTTTGACCCTTGACATAGGTCTTGATGGTGATTTCAGGGGTAGTACGGATGTTAACCGTATCACCCATACGACGAATCTCACCTTCGTAGTTGGTGTTAGAGATTGCTGCGAGCACGGTGGCATCGTAGAAATTCTCAATCAGTTTACCCGACCAAATTTCGGGGATGAAGTTGCCCGAGTAATTCGGACGGCCTGCGGAAACGGGAAATCCCATGATAAAACTCCTCTAATCAAGCGTTAACAGTTATGCGACCATCTCGCTGTGCAGCGAAAATGTCGCGTTCAATGCGGTCACGCTCTGCTTCACGCCCTTTGTACTTACCTTCACGGACAGCATCGAAGAAATCTCTGATGTCATCAGGTGAATACGTCTTGGCATTTGAACCTGAGGGGTTCCCAGTGTTCCGGCCTTTACCCGGAGCCACTTGGCGTTCAAGTTCGGAAGCAGACACATTCCGACGAGTGTTCTGAGCAGTGGCTTGTCCAGTAATCTCAAGCCAAGACTTAAAGAAGTTACCTACTCTCCGCACATCGAGGCTGTTTTGAGCATCCTCAAGGATGGTTTGACGGGTAATGCCAGACAGCGGGTCAACTTCCAACAACCACGACTGGAACGCCGGGTCGTTGTTTACATCTCTCCACTGAGGGGTATAGTTTGTCAAATCCGACCAAAATTGCTGTTCGGCAGATAGAGCCTGACGTTGTACCACGGCGTTAACCTGAGGCACGACGTTAACCTGCAACTGTTGTAGCAGGCGGTCAATCTGTGCAATTTTCTGAGCAACAGGGATGAGTTCTTCACGAGTCACACGACGCATAACGTCTAACGATTCGCCATATTCCTCTTGGTCTTTATCAGTAATCAGAGTTTCTTCAACTTGCTGAGACTGAGGGCGACCACCTTGCTGCTGCGAAATAGTTGCCAGCAATTGCTCCATTTGCTGCAAACGGCTAGAGAGTTCTTTGTTCTGACTATGCAGACGAGGAACCTCAGCGTTGTACATGCCTTGGAGGGTGCGGTACTTCTGAGTCAGAGTTTCTTCGGCGTCTTTTCCGCCACCACTTGCGTGCTCACCGCTGGGTGACTGAGCAGCATTGTTCGTTTCAGAGTTCTCGTCGGCGGTCGGAGTACTGTTTTCTACGGGCTCAGTGGGCGGAGTTCCACCATCGGCGGGCGGATTTTGTCCCTCGCCATTGGTTCCATCACCATTAAGTTGTTTGTACAGTTCTTGAACTGCCTCGGTCTGTTTACGAATTTGCTCTGGAAGTGCCATGATTAAAACGCTCCTATCGGTATGCGTGGATTAGACGGCGAGTCATATCAGTTAGGACTTTGCCGCTAGTTCAGGGGACTCTTTGACGAGTTTGTACAACTCGCCCAAAACTTGGCATCGCCCCTGCATCAATGCCGCGTTGTTTACAGCGTGTGGAAGTTGCTCTAATTCATGCGTCCGCCAAGAGGCAATGTATTCCAGAATCTCTGGATATTGCCGAACTGCAATGGCAAGAGCCTTTACAGTCTTCTCGTCAGGCCGAATCATGCTGCCCTCCCACTAGCCCTGCTTTGCACTACGTTCGCTTCCATTCCACCTTTGGGAGTACCGTCTGGTTGCATAGGCACGCCAGACGCTTGGTCAGCCGCAAGGGTTTGAGCAGCCTGAGCCGCAGCCTTGTCACTAAAACCAACTTTCTCCCGAGACGGAACAACTGCGTCCACAGGCATTTGCAACCCTTTAGCCACCTCACGAAGAATCGCGGTGCGACCATCCTTACCAATAATTTCCATATCAAATTGATTGGCGGTTGCGTTGAGGAATTCGATACGGCGTACGTTGACAGTCTCTTTGACAGCCAAGTTAACTGCTCCGCGAGCAATAACTTGTACGTCGCCTTTAATGCTCTCGTCCTCGTCATATCGCATGTTGTACACGAACTGACGTTGGACAATCGGTTTAATAACGTCTTGGTCGATGTGACCGACGACTTGCCGGATACCTTTACCAGCAGCACCCATCAGCATCGACAAGCCTGAAGAAGTACGGCCTGCACCCTGAACATTCAGGTCGCCGTACAAGTAGGCTGGGATACCAGAGTGGTCATCTGCCAGACGGGCAAACTTCTCATAGACAGCCATGAGGGTCTGCGCATTATCATCCGGCTGTGTAAAGCGGACGGCAGGTGCACTCGACCCCATCGGGTCGTTGGTCACTTGCCAAATCTTCCACGGGTGCATCTGAGTGATGTCCTCGTTCGGAGGAATACGCTCAAGGTTTACCTCGACCTGTGGGCCAGAGGAGATACCCATGTTGTTAACCAATGCACGAGCGGCTGCGTTACAGACGTTCTGCAAGTCTTCAATAATCTCAGGAATACCTTTACCCCAGAACGCACCGGGGCACTTGATAAACGAAGTCTTGGCGTAAGGCTTCTGACCCAGTGGGTCATAGTTCAACGTGGCCTTGATAACGTAGTTACCAATCATCCACACGTTGGCATCGTACTCACGAGCAGGGTCTGGGATTTCTTCCTCAGTCATACCCCACTCAAGCAACATCTTGCCAGAGACCTTACCCCAGAACTCAAGGGCATCGAACACATCGGTCGGACGCATGTAGGAGTAGAACTTGCGCTCCTCCTCTTGCTTAATCAACTCGACATCTTCGTTAATCCAAGATGGGCCTGCGCCTTCATCAAGGATAGTACGGATAGCATCTTCATCGTAGCCCGGCACACCAATGAGGTCTGCAAGGTCAGTACGAGAAAGTGGGTGATGTTCAAAGATGTATCCATCCTCGATACGGGAGATACCCGGCTCGGGATAAATACGGAACGGGTCAACACGCTCAAACTCAGGAGCGAGTCTTTCAATCGGGTCAACGATGGTACGACCTAGTTCTGTCTTCCAACCAAGAGCACGTTGACGACGCACCACTGGGCCTTTGATAAAGGCAGCAGGGAAAGTAACAAGGTCAGTCACGAAGTCATTGAATGAGTCAGCCCAGCCGCCTTGAGCAAACTGGTCTTCAATCTTCAACTTCATTTTGTCCGCACGATTCTGTGCGTCTTGCAACACTCTGAAGCGGTACTCTTGCGAGACCATCTCTTTCATCTGCGCCATTTCTTCACGGTTCGGTGCTTGCTGCCTTGTTTGCAGCATTTCCAAAACCCGGTTGGCAAAGATGTCCTGAATCTCTTGACGCTGTGCAGGAGACAAATCAGGAATAGGAGTGGAGACAATATCCCAAGGGGGAGTACCTTGGTCTAGGAGAATGTCACGGAGCCAAGATTCCGCTGCGCGGCACTTGACTTCAGTAATCATCATGTAAATCTCAGAGCCGCCTTGGGCTTTGATTTGCTGCAACTTATCGGCTTCATACTCACCGTTACGTTGCCGCAGAGCCGTAAGCATCTTATCTTCGATAGGCTTCTTGGCTATCTTGGCTACATCCCAACATTGACGTAGATATGACGCAAGCCCCAACACCATCGGTTGGTTCTGACGTTCTTGCAATGCCTGAGCCGCAGCATCTTCCTGCTGCTTTAGTTCGGCGTTGGATACTACGCGTAGTAGGGACAGGCCAGCCATTAGTCCTCCGACTCGGGACGCTTATTAGTCTTCATCTCTTGGACTTCCATGATGTCCTTAATAGTCATCACGGGTTGTTTCCACTCGAAGGTGGGCATCGGGCGGGGTTTTCCAGCCATGCCGCTAGTATCCATCTTCTCGTTATCCGAGAACACGGTGTACTGCTTCGTTGCTTTTTTAATCGCCATGTCAGCCTCCTTGCTGGACACACTAGCATATATTGTAGTGTGGTTCTATCAACAAGTATACAGACTGTCAAGAAAATTGTGCAAGAAAAAAATGCCCCGGAGTGAACTCGACGGGGCGTAACCCACTGAAGGAGAGGTGGGAGGTGACAACTGCTGCTGCAAAACAGCATTAACATCATATCAAGTCCAGCCCATACTCGCAACAGGTTTAATTTCCCGACGCTGGGGTAAATAATTCCCCTCGCCAACACTAGCGATATGGAGCATGAGGTATTGTAACGCTTCGGCTACGTGGGAGTGTTTATTTTTCTCAATCTCGCCGTCGCCTCGGGGTTTGTACCTATATCCACCCATCATCGCCGCCTTGAGTTGGGTACAACTTGGGTCAACTAGGAAGGCCGGGTCGCCGTCCACCTGACGCATCAGGTAGTCATCCACCGCATTGATGCGGGCTGAGATGTTATTGGTCTTGGCTGGGATGACCTTAAGCCCTTCCGCCTTGATGATGTCTACTGCCGAGCGTTCATCGGTCTGCGCCCGCTGTACACCCGCAGGGTCTGTGACAATCAGGATGGGAGCCCCACCGAACCGCTCGTATATCAGAGGCTTGAGCATGGTGCGCACAAATCGCTGTACACCCATGTCAAACGATACACACTCCCCCAGTATCAGGGCTCGACCTCTGGGGTCTTGCTGTCCGAGGACGGCTGCTGGGGTAAGTCCCAAGTCCATGCCGACGATAATAGGGCGCACACCGTTGTTGATGTGCCGGAGCCTTTCCTTGCCCATGTGGTAGTCCGGTCTGAAGTATTTGTAGACGGGCATACCAGCAGACGACAGACCGTAGTCCCCGTCGATGTAGACACGGATGTATTCTTCCGAGCGACCTTGGGTATCGTAGTAGCCATCGGGTAGATTTTCCACGTTTTCGGCAAACGCGCTACGTCCAGACGGTTGTTTGAATACTGCCCAGCCGTTGTTATTAGGGGAAACCCCATCTTTCGGGTCAAGCCCCTCCATCTGGTAGTACCACCACGTATCCATAGTCGGGGGGTTAGTATCGCCCCACATACCGTGCCATGTCGGCCCACCATCTTTCGCAGACGGAAAGCGACCTACACGTTTTGACATCGCATCCACAATATCGGGGTGGATGTCCCGGCACTCGTTGAACCATGCGAACGTCAATTCCAATGAGTTCAGGTTTGCTACATCGTCCGCATCGTCCAGTGCACGGAACATAATCTCGCACTCTACATCCCCCACCTTGAAGAAATAAGTCTTGGTCGTACGCATGTACTCCCCGCACTGCCC